CTGTATAGCCCATCAATGCCGGGTATCAAGACCGGACAGGCGCTGCCTTACTTCTTTGATGAAGTGTTGGCTTTGAGGGTGGAGAAAGACCAAGAGGGCGGTACTCAACGCGCCTTGATGTGCGACAGCGACGGCCTGTGGCTGGCAAAGGATCGTAGCGGCAAGCTGGGAACCTGGGAAGCGCCAGACCTTGGCGAGATCATCAACAAGATTGGCGGTGCAGCATGAGCGCCTCAGTCGGACTGATTGCCTTGTGGACAGGCGAACTCAGCGCAAACGTGGATCATATGCGCGCCATGTCAATCCATCAGTTGGACAAGCAAGACCTTGCTCAGTTTGCCAAATATGTCTACAAAGTCGAGCAAAACGCGCAGGCAATTGCTAAGTACGTCAAAGAAAAACAGGAACAACCATGAACACCCTATACCAACGCTGGCTTGACGCCAAAAAGTTAGAAGCCACGGCAGTTGCCGAGCGCCGGGAACTGGAAGACCAAATGGCCGAGGACTTTGGCCTCCCCAAGGACTTGGATGGCACGGTCAACCATCAGGTTGATGGCTACAAGATCAAGATGGAAGGCAGAATCAATAAGAAGATCGACTCTGACAAACTCCAGATGTTGGCCGCGGAAGCCGGTCTGTCTGAACACCTTTCCAGCCTTTTTAGGTGGAAACCCGAAATCAATGCAAAGGCATGGGGTGCGGCTGCTGACGCTGTGACCGGGCCTTTGCTTGGTGCTATCACGTCCACCCCTGGACGCCCCACTTTTTCAATTACCAAGGAATAAATCATGGCTTTCCTCGACGAAGAATTCAGCGTTGACTCGCTGCCCGTTTCCACCTCCAACTTTGAGCCATTGCCTGAGGGCTGGTACAACTCTTCAATTACCGGCGCTGAGATCAAGGCCACCAAGGCAGGCGACGGCAAGTACATTGCTGTCAAGTACACAATCACCGGCCCTAGCCATCAGGGCCGGGTGGTGTTCGGCAACCTGAACATCAAGAACGCCAGCACCAAGGCGGAAGAGATCGGACGCCAGCAGCTTGGCGAGATCATGAGGGCCATTGGCCTTGCCAAGGTGCAGGACACTGACCAATTGATTGGCGGCAACTTGGGCATTAAGCTGGTCGTCAAGACTGGTGAGTACGCCGGGAATGAAATTAAAGGCTACCGCGCTTTGGGTGGCGTGACACCGGCTGCGGTTGCACCGTTCAAGCCAGTTGGGCCGTCTGCTGGTGCGCCTGCTGCGAAGACTGCGCCACCTTGGGCTAAAAAGTAACAATCAACCGGCGGGGCTTATGCCCTGCCAACTTTGGAGAACATTATGCAAACCATGCAAGATATTAGAAACGCCATGTCTAAACTGTATAAAGATTTGGAAAGCGGCGAGATTGATTTGAAGACGGCAGCAGAACTTGCCAACATCACCGGCAAGTTTCTTAAAGCCGAGCAGCTTGAACTGGCGCGGGACATTTTCCTTAACAACCAGCACAAGCCTGTCGTGATTGAAGTTCAAAGCGAGGAAGGTATTTCAAATGCCTTACGCTGATAAAGAAAAAGAAAAGGTTTGTCGCAAAGCCTCTCGTGAAGCTAATAAAGAAAAAAAAGTAGCTACACAAAAAGTTTGGCAAAAAGCTAATAAAGAAAAAATTGCGGCTAAAGAAAAAGCTTATCGAGAAGCTAATCCTGAAAAACATTTTATTAAAGACGTTAAATCTAATTTAGCCCGTGCAATGCAAATCCCCGCTGGCCTTATTCCACCAGAACTGATTGAAGCAAAGGTTATGCAATTGAAAGTTATGAGCTTATTGCGTGACGCCAAAAAAAAGACCCCGCTTGTAACGGCGGGGTCAAGATAGCAACAACAACCAACAGGAACACCAACCATGAGAATCCCTGAGCCAGATATTACCATCACCAGCCTGATTGATCAAGCCCATGAAGCCCGGACTGAGAAGCCCCGTGCTCACATGGGTTGCAGTACGCTGGGCCACCACTGTGAACGCTGGCTTTGGCTGTCGTTTCGCTGGGCGGTGGTTGAGAAGTTCCAAGGCCGAATCCTGCGACTGTTCCGGCGTGGCTTCAACGAGGAAGCGCAGATCATCAGCGACCTACGCGCCATTGGCATGAGCGTGAGTGGTACTCAGCGCCGGGTGAATTTTGGCAGTCACGTATCGGGCAGCCTAGACGGTATCGGCAAGGGCGTACCCGGTGCGCCTAAGACTGAGCATGTGCTGGAGTTCAAGACCCATTCACTCAAGAGCTTCAACGACCTAGAGAAGAATGGCGTGGCAAAGAGTAAGCCCCAGCATTTCACGCAGTGTCAGGTTTATATGCACGGCACCGACCTGAAACGTGCTTTGTATGTGGCCGTCTGCAAAGACGATGACCGCATTTATACCGAGCGGCTGGAGTATGACCGCGACCATGCCATCAAGGCAATTGACAAGGGTCAACGGCTGGCGCTGACTGACCGCCTGCCACCACCAATAAGCACCGACCCGACATGGTATGAATGCAAGATGTGTGCAGGCCATGACTTCTGCCACGGCAGCAAGACCACAAAGCAGGTCAATTGCCGTACCTGCGCCCACATCACGCCATTGTCCGATTCAACATGGCACTGCGCCAAATGGGACGCTATTGTGCCGACTGACGCGCAGCTTACAGGCTGCGAGAGCCACGTTATCCATCCTGATCTGGTGCCGTGGAAGCGGCTGGAAGGACCGTCTGACTGGGTTGCAGTCTATGAGATTGACGGGCAGGGAATTGCCAATGGTGAGCCGGGTGAGGGTGTGTATGGGTCAAAGGAACTGCTGGCTAACACTGCCGCCTGCGTGGCTGCTGACCCAATGGTCATGGCGCTGCGGAAAGAGTGGGATGGGAGGGTAGTAGGGTGAATGATTTTAAAACAAAAGACGATTTTGGATGGTTTAAGTTTTGCCCTCAGACTCGCAGCGAAGTCCACAATAAAGGAGAAGCACTGGATTTTGTATTGTGGCAAGGAGAACAATGGTCAGTAACAATGTATGGACTTGAACTCCGTGATGGAACTTATCACGTTCCAGCAAAAGACTTATGGAAATTGGCTCCAAAACTTTTGTCAGAAAAAACAAAAACAAGACAATGTGTTTTTGTGCATTGGTTCAAACATTTAAGTCAAAAAGTTTGGTGTGATGAGGATGACATTGATCATGCTTTGCAGGCTTTTTTATTGTTGTTTAATGAAAACGGAAAACGCACCAATATCATGCCCCCAACATTGATGGGGGAAGCTGAAATTGAAGAATATGCAGTTAATTGCGCCAATCACGCATATAAATTAGCGCGTTTTCGTGCGATGGAAGGGTTGGTGTTTGATGCTCCGTGACTACCAAACCCGCACCATCAATCAGCTGTACCAATGGTTTGAAGCAGGCAACACCGGCAACCCCTGCCTGGTGCTGCCTACCGGCTCCGGCAAATCTCACATCATTGCGGCACTGTGCAAGGACGCGCTGCAAAGTTGGCCTGAGACTCGCATTTTGATGCTCACCCATGTTAGAGAATTGATCAGCCAGAACGCCGACAAAATGAGGCTCCACTGGCCGAACGCACCGATGGGCATCTATTCTGCTGGGCTGCGCCAGAAGGAACTGGGCGAACCGATAACCTTTGCAGGTATCCAGTCCGTCCGCACTAAGGCAAAGCAAATCGGCCATGTTGATCTGGTTATCATTGACGAGGCTCATCTAGTGAGCCACAAGGACGAGGGCGGATACCGCACTTTGTTGGCAGAACTGAGCGCCATAAACCCAAACTTACGGATCGTAGGCCTGACCGCCAGCCCCTACCGCCTGGGCCACGGTTACATCACCGACGATCCCGCCATCTTTGACGCCTTGATTGAGCCGGTATCTATTGAGGAACTTATTCACAAAGGCTATCTGTCAACTCTGCGCAGCAAACTGACCGCCACCAAGCTAGAGGTGGACGGGGTGAAAAAGCGTGGGGGCGAGTACATTGAAAGCGAATTACAGGCAGCGGTTGACACCACCGACAAGAACGCCCGTGTGGTGCAAGAGATCATTAAGCTGGGCATTGGCCGCCAATCCTGGCTGGTGTTTTGCGCCGGGGTGAATCACGCCCAGCATATCCGCGACACCTTGACAATGCAGGGCATAGTGGCCGAGTGCGTGACCGGCGAAACGCCGAGCGCAGAGCGTGACCGCATACTGACCGACTTCAAGGCAGGGCGAATTACAGCCCTGACCAATGCCAACGTATTGACAACGGGTTTCGATGCGCCTGGAATCGATCTGGTGGCTATGCTGCGCCCTACCATGAGTCCCGGCCTGTACGTTCAGATGGCTGGGCGTGGCCTGCGGATCGCACCGGGTAAGACGGATTGCCTAGTCCTAGACTTTGCTGGCGTGGTTGAGCAACATGGCCCGATCACCGCCGTGAGAGCGCCACCAAAAAAGGGCGACAAGCAAGGTGAAGCGCCAGTAAAAGTGTGTGACCATTGTCAGGAAATCTGCGCCTTGAGCGTGAGGGTCTGCCCAGCTTGCGGCGAGGCATTCCCGGAGCCGGTGAAGCCAGTCTTGAAACTGCACAACCTGGACATCATGGGCGTGGAGGGCGTGGACATGGAAGTGACCGCCTGGACGTGGCGGAAGCATATCAGCAGGGCATCAGGGCGTGAAATGCTCTCTTGCACCATGTACGGAAGTTTGTCTGATGCGCCGGTAATCGAATACTTGGCAGTGACTCACGACGGATACGCAGGCGAAAAAAGCAGGCGCCTACTGGCCGACATTGCCCACAAGGCAGGCGTGGTGCTGGACTATGCTGCCGTTGACTTACATCAGATGGCAGGCCAGATGACCGAAGGGAAGCCACCGGCCACCATAGAATTCAAAAAAGAAGGCAAGTTTTTTACCGTACTAAAAAGGACATGGACATGAAACTACGCATAATGAAAGACGCAAACGGACGCTGTTATGAAACTTATGAAAATCCAATAAAGCGTGAATGGGTCGGTTTAAACAAGGAAGAAATTCAAACTATTTGGAAAAATTCAATTGGCTGGGGAGACCCATCACATGATGAAGAAAATTTAATGAGAGCCATTGAAGCCGCATTACGGAGTAAAAACACATGAGACACCCAGAACCCGCAATCGTTACACACTACCGCGCCACCATCAAAGCAGAGCCGCCTATGGTTTGCCATACCTGCGACCATTACAGGCCCGATGGCATATGCGCTGAATTCGGCGAAGCCCCGCCTGAGTCGTTTGCATCAGAACCCGGCGAGTGTTCATTGTGGGTTCTTGAGGTGCCATTCTGATGGAATCCGAACATTTACAGCAAGTGCGCCTAGTCTCATGGTTCAGGCGTAGCTATCCTGGCGTTTTGATATTCGCTATTCCAAATGGGGGGCTTAGAAGCGCCAGCCAAGGGGCTGCGTTAAAGGCTTCCGGTACTGTTGCGGGAATCCCTGACCTTTGCATCCCCGCCTGGAATCTATGGGTTGAAATGAAGCGTGAGACGGGCGGCATTGTTTCGCCAGTCCAAAAGGATTGGATCGCGTACCTAGAGAGTATCGGCCACAAAGTTATCGTGGGGCGGGGCTTTGAGGATGCGAAACGGCAGATAGAAACAATAAAGCCCCTGTGACGGGGCTTATCGTTTAAAGGTTCAGTAGCAGCGCCATGAGCCCCGCCACTATGGCAGCAGCTAACATTCGCCTTCCCCTTTACAGGTGCCACAGGTAGTCCCTTCGCGCATCCCTTCGCCAGACCCGCTACAGGCAGGGCAGATACCCGGCTCTGAGTCGTCCGGGCCATCGTCTGCCATGAGTCGGTCGTAATCCTTGTCGTCATCGTAGTCGTGCCAATTGCTCATGGTTTGCTCCATTGTTGTGCCATAGCATCAGCGATGCCTGAATAAGTTTCACTTCTAATCTTCCACCGGTCAGCACTAGGTGCCAAACGATTCTGCCCACTATCGGTCTGATTGGCATAGCGGGGTTTCCCGTTTACCATGCGTGGCGCAATGGTCTGCGTGGGCGTTAGCATCGGCAAACCCTTCAACCACAGGCAAGTCTTTTTGCTTGCATCATGGCCAAACATCCAAGGCTGGATAATCTGATCTGGTTTTTTGATCTGGCTTGAAATGATGCTCACCGGGTTTTCAATGGCGATACGTGGGATAGGCGCATCCATCAGTAGGCGCACGAATGCGAGAGCATCAGTGGTTAACTGAGGATCGCGTAATCCCCTAGTCGTCCAATGCATCCCAGATACGCTCAGATAGGTGCATGGGGGATGCGCCACCATCAGGTCGAACCCGTCGTTTAGTAGGTCTCCTACGTCGCCCTGATAGTGTGGCCCGGGCGCATCCGTGGGCAGTAGGTCACACGATATGGCATCGTGACCGGCCCGGATGAATGCATCCCGGACGGTACCCGAATATTCACAGGCGACTAATATACGCATATGCTGCCCTTATCTCGCGGTTCATTTGTGCTTTGGTGCATTCTGAAAAGTCAATGTCCATATGGGACTGCACCAATATAGCGATGTCGACATCGATTTTGAGTAGGGCCATGATGGCCCGTGTGACGTAGTTCACAATTTACCCCTGATTTCATCCATCAGATCGGCACTAACAATGCGCCATTGATCGAGCATAAGTGGCCCGGCGCTTCGCTTTAACGCATCAATGCGGTAGCTGGCGACAAACCTGGAGCCGTCATAAAATTTGACTAGGTTATTTTCGATGGTGTAACTCATGGTTTCATGCTCCAAAAATACCAAATAAAGGGTAAGCCCCATACGGCAGCGCCGATAAGTCCTTGGACTAGGGTCCAGAGTAGTTTTCTCATTTGCGCCCCCATGTAAAGAATGAGCGAAACCCGTTTTCGTCGACGACGTAGGCTAGGGGTTTCCCCCACGATTCATCGTCGATCATGTCGGCGGTGCTTTCGCTAATTGCGCCGGGTCCCCTATCGTCAGAACCCAGATAAACGGGGTTAGCTGGCAATGCGTCATATGATGGGTACAGTTTCATGGTGTCACTCCTAAAATGATAGCTATAAACCCTTACACTGTAAGGGCTAGAGGGTTATTTGATCAAATTTCCGACCTGAATTGTTCAAGCGTAAAGTAACGGGCAAAATAGTGATCGCCTGATTGTTTAAAGCAAGCGTAAACCGGGTAACCGTCCGCATTAGTGTTATTGGCTTCACCGACCAGAAAAGACCCGCCACTTTGATCAGTAGGAAATAAGCATTCCAACATCTCCCAATACATGGCTTCGGTTGTCGGTATCCATTCCAAGGGCTTGGCGTCCATCGCTGCCCACAATGGCGACCATTCGAGTGGTGTGGCGTGATGATCCTGAGACAAGCCGGACAAGCTAACGAATTGTGCGGCATTCATGCTGCGACCCCTTCGCGCTGAGTTAAGCGATTGATACGATCACACAATGCTTCAAGGCATCCGGCGTATTCTTGGAATACGATACCGCCGCCGTATTGTTTATTGTGGTACTTTTTACCGCCGATACTGTTGGCCAGCTTACAGGCGATAGCGTAGCGGTTTGACAGGTCAATATTAGACTGCCATCCGTAAACGTCTAAATGTAGGAAATGGCATACATAGCGCGGGTTTCCGTTCGCGTCATTATTTATCCGGGTGAAATCATCAGGGGTTATGCGCTGCTGCATAGTGTTCTCCTAGTATCGGCAAAATTGCCGCATATGCCCTAACCAGTAAGGCATAAGCTGGAACTTTACTTATATAGCAATATTCAATTTAGAAAACGCCAGTCGATTAAATTCAGCGGTGAATCTATTCATTAGTTCTGTATCGTCAAATACGTGAACCCAATGGCGCCGGGTTCTAATAATCCATTGGTGCTTTTCATCTTTCGACATGTCGTTTTCAGGATCAAGGATAAATTCTGATTCTGCTTTTGCTTCATCTTCCGGCCAGTTAGTAATCGCGTTTTGAAATACGTTCATGGTTGATCCTAAGTTGATTGATTGTTCGATGCCGGATTGCATCTCATAGCGCACCATTGATGCGCTACAGGATGGAATCAGGCTTCGCTTTTATGCAGCAATGCCCCGTTAACCATGGTGAAATCAGACCATGCGTTAGCCGATTCAATGGCAATATCAATAGCTTTTTGAGTACGTTTCGAACCAGTGCGATGCAGCTGCGCCATGGTGCGAAGCAGTGCACCGCGACCCATAACACGAGCACGGTCTATCTGTTTCTGTTCTGCTTTGGTGATGTTCATTTTGGGTTGTCCTGGTTGACATGGCGTCTTTGCCATGGGTTCTACTGTAACACAATTTGTAGCATCACCACATCTTTCTTCTAGGTACTTTCCCTAGGTTGTACTGTACGTTTATACATTAGGGTTTACCCTTACATTT